CCCGCCGGTGGCGCCGGCACCCGCAACGGCACGACGACCGGCAACGGCAAGCCGCTGCACGAGCTGAGCACGAACGAGCTGCTGCGCGTCGACGCGTCGTCGAAGCGCTGACCCGTCCCGCGAGTCGCGGGCGACGGACCTGATCCCCGCGACCACCCCAACACGGAGAAACGACCATGGCCGAGACCCTCTTCGATGCGATGCGCGCGAGCCGCAACGCCTACCAGACCGCCGTGCTGAAGCAGATCGTCACCAGCGACGAGATGTTCGGCATCGTGCCGTGGGTGCCGAAGGCCGGCGAGGGCTTCTCGTACCCGCGCGAGGCCGCCCTCGGCAGCTTCGCGGCGATCGCCCCCGGCGGCGCGCCCGCGGAGTCCACGGGCCGCACCGAGCGCGTGACGGTCGCGAAGCGCGAGTACACGGCCGACCTCTACGTGCCGAACTTCGCGCAGGAGAACATGAGCGACCTCGTCTCGCCGCTCGAGACGCAGACGATGATGAAGCTCAAGGCGGCCGGCCTGACGCTCTCGGGCAAGATGGTCTCGGGCGGCTCGGTGAGCGGCGCGACCATCGGCGCGTTCAACGGCGGCGCGTACGCCGTGTTCGTCTCGTGCTCGCCCTTCGTGCGCACGAGCGACCGCAGCGGCCCTGGCCTGCTGCGCTACACGAACTCGGGCACCAAGCTCGCGTTCCAGGCGCCGGACGACCAGACGTTCGGCACGGACGTGACGGTCGCCGCCGACGGCACCTACACGCTCAAGTCGCAGGACCCGAGCAAGTGGGTGAAGGTCACGATCACCGCCGCGCAGGCGTCGGTCGATCAGATCCGCACCATCGCCTTCACGGCGAGCAACGACTTCGACGGCCTCGCGGCTCTCTGCGCGCCGGGCCAGGTCTCGGCGGCGGCCGGCACCGACGGCGACTCGCTCACCTTCGGCGTGCTCGAGACCATCCGCGACGCGGTGAAGGTCCGCGACGGCCAGATCGCGTTCGTGATGAACCTGGCGATGCGCCGCAAGTACAACGCCCTCGTCCGCGCGACGAACGCGGCCGGCCCGCAGATCGTGCTCGCGAACGGCATGCAGGTGCCGACCTTCGACGGCTACCCGATCCTCGCGAACGACAACGTGCTCTCCAACGAGAGCAAGGGCGCGAGCAGCACGCTGTCGAGCGTGTACTGCGCGAACTTCTCCGAGGAGGGCGGCGTCTACATGGGCGCGCTCGGCGGCGCGACGCAGGACGTGAGCGCGGATCCGCGCAACGTGACCGTGATGGGCTTCCGCATCTACGAGCTCGGCCAGGTGCAGGCGAGCGCGCAGCGTGGCCGTCGCCTGAGCTTCTTCGGCGCGATGGCGTGCGGCTCGGATCTCTCGCTCGCCCGCGCGAGCCAGCTCCTCACCACGTGAGCCACGACACCATGAACGGCACCACTCTCGAGCAGCTCCCGATCGACGCGAACGGGATCATGCAGGGCGCTTGGCGCCTCGTGCATCGGTCCCCGACGTTCGGCGGGACGCTCGGGCTGGTGTCGTTCGTGGGCGGACTCGCCACCGAGCCGGTGTGTGGGCGCCCGCTGCGCCTGCTCATCGCCGAACACGGTCGCCACCTCTACCTCGAGCCGTGGGGCGAACTGCCGCGCGGCTTCATGATGCCGGAGTGCGTGGACGCGGTCGCGCCGCTCCACCTCCTCGCGCGGCTCCCCGTCGCGCCCTGGCGCATCCAGGCGCCCGAGCCCACGCCCGACCCCGACGCTTCACCGCCCAGCGAGCCCAGCGAAGCGCCGGCCGATGGCGCTGCGGCGGGCGGGCCGCAGCTCATGCCCGGCCGGCGACGGCGCGCGGCATGACGACCTCGATCGAGATCGACGCTGACGATCTCGTCGAAGGGCTCGCGCAGCTCGAGACCGCCACGGCGCTCGAGCTGTTCGCCGCACACCGAGCGGTCGGCGAGATGGTCGAGAGCGAGGCCAAGCGCATCGCTCCGAACGTGACGGGCGCGCTCGCCGAGAGCATCCAAGCGTCGGCGTGGCCGCACGGCACGCCGCAGAGCGGGCTCGAGACGGTCGTGCTCGCGAACGCGCCCTACGCGCTCCCGGTGCACGACGGCGCTCGGCCGCATCGCATCGAGGCGCGCAATGCCCGCGCCCTGCGCTTCACGGTCGGTGGCCAGGTGCGCTTCGCGCGCGCCGTGAACCATCCCGGTCAGCGTCCGCAGCCCTTCTTCGAGAACACGCTGTCGGCGAAGGCCGGCGACATCCACCGCGCCTTCGAAGAGGCGTACGAGCGCGCCATGCGGCGAGCGGGCTTCCGCTGACCACGACGAGGTGCGCCGATGGACGTGGAGAGCGTGTGCACCGAGGCGGAGCTGGCGAGCTACCTCGCCGGCCAGCTCACCGGACAGACGCGCCTCCTGCCGCCCGACTGGCCCGACGCCACGCAGGCGCGCCAGCAGGCGCTCGACGAGGTGCTCGAGGCGCTCCGGCGTCGCGTGCCGCCCATCCGTGAGGGCGACCTCAGCAACGTCGCCGAGCTCAAGCGCGCCGTGCTCTACGGCGCCGAGAAGTGGCTGCTCTGGCACTCGCTCACGAGCGCGGGGCCGGACAGCGTGTTCGCCTTCAAGTACTCCGTCGCCGCCAAGCGCTTCGAGGCCGAGATGGCCGGGCTCACGCCCACCGTCACCGGCATCCTGCGCGGCAACGCGACCTCCTTCGCGATCAGCCGCCGATGACCGCGCCCGCGACGCTCGACGCCTTCGTCGATCCGCAGATCGCGGCGCTGCTCGGCCTGTGCAAGGCCGCGCTGAACGCGAACGTACCGACGCAGGATCCGAGCACGGACCCGACGGTGCGCTCGACGTTCGGCTGGCGCGTGCCGCGTCGGCTGCTGACGCCCGCGAGCCTCCCCGCGCTGCTCATCTACCGCAAGCGCGAGACGACCGACGTGGAGTGGGCCGCCAAGGGCGTCGCCTACCGCGTGGACGTGGCGTTCGAGTACATCATGCCGGCGGCCCCGATGGAGCGCATCGCCGCTCGTTGGCCGGCGCTCTCGAACGTGTGGCACGAGCTCGTGCGCGTCGTCGGCGCAGGCCGCGACCCCTCGTTCTCCGCGAACGCCACCGTGCTCCGCGCGGCCGGCTGGTTCGACGTGGACGAGAACAAGCGCACGGTGGACTACGACATGCCGAGCGGGGAGGGCGACGTGCAGCCCTCGTTCGTCGGGACGCAGGTGCTCATGCACCGCCAGGCGTTCGACACCTCGGCGCTCCAAGACCTCATCTCGCTCGACGCGATGATCCAGCTGATCGGCCTGCCTGACGCCGAGCAGCCCCTCGTCGAGACGATCGCCACCGCCCCCTGACCCGAAGGGACTGCCGCACCATGGCCCGCATCTACGTCGCCGCCGCTCGCGCCGGCCTGCTCCTGCCGTTCGAGGCCTCGCGCCCGGGCGAGTTCATCGGGCACCGCCGCGCGCGCCCCGACGAGATCGGCACGCCCGCCGTGGTCGCGAGCGCGCCCGGTGGGCACGACTACGTCGTCTCCGATCCGCCGTTCGTGGCGGTCGAGGAGACGACCTACTACCGCCGCGCGATCATGTGCGGCGACGCGCGCGAGGTGAGCGCCGCCGAGGCCGAGGCGTACATCCTCGACGCGGTGGCCAAGGAGCGTGCGGCGAGCGCGCCCGCGCCGACGCCTGCGCCGATCCCCGCGGTGCTCGGCGCCGCTGACGAGGAGAGCGATCGATGACCATCTCGGCCTCGAACAAGACGCCCGGCATCTATCTCGAGCTGGTGTTCGGCGTCGGCCCCGTGTCGGCCGCCGACGCGCCGCGCATCGTGTGCCTCGTGGGCGAGATGCTCGCGTCGGGCACCGCGACCGCCGACACGCCGATCGCCGTCACGAGCGAGTCGGACGCGATCACGTACTTCGGCCAGGGCTCCGAGATCCACCGCATGGTGCGCGCGGCGTTCGCCGTGGACCCGAGCGCGGTGCTCTGGTGCACGCCGCTCACTCCCCCGGCGGGCGGCACGGCGGCCACCTCGACCATCACGGGCGCCACCGGTCCCTCGACGGCCGACGGCACCATCACGATCACGTGCGTCGGCGAGAGCACGAGCGTGCTCATCCCGTCGGGCTCCACGATCACGGCGGCGGCGGCGCTGGTCGCTGCGGCGATCAACGCGATGCCGAACTGGCCGGTGACGGCGACCTCGGCGGTCGGCGTCGTGACGGTCACCGCGCGCCACAAGGGCCTGCGCGGCAACCTCATCAACCTCGCGAGCTCGGGCACGACCACGAGCATCACGTGGACGCACGCGAGCGGCCACCTCACGGGCGGCCTCGGCTCCGACACGCTCACGACCGCGCAGGCCAACATGGCCACGACGCGGTTCCACCTGATCGCCGTCGCGCACAACGTGCTGGCCGAGCTGCAGGGCTGGCGTACGCACGTGCAGACCGCCGCGGGCCCGCTCGTCGGCATCCGCCAGGCCGTGGTCGCGGCGAGCGTCGACACCCTCGCGAACAGCACGACCCTCGCGGTCGGCGTGAACGAGTCGCGCGTCCAGATCGTCTGGCACAACGCCGCCGACGACCTGCCGGGCGAGATCGCGGCGGCCGTCGCCGCGCGGCGCGCCTACCTCGAGAGCATCGATCCGGCCTCGCCGATGTCGATGCAGCACGGCACGAGCGTCCCCGGCCTGCACGTGCAGCCCTCGCTCGCGAACCGCCCGACGGGCACGCAGATCACGAGCGCGCTCAACAACGGCCTGACGCCGCTCGTCGCCTCGCGCGCGGGCGTGCTCTACGTCGTCCGCTCGATCACGAGTCGCAGCCAGGACGTGAACGGCCAGCCGAACTACGCGGTGCTCGACACCGCGAAGGTGACGGTGCCCGACTACTTCGCCGACCAGCTGCAGGTGAACTGGCCAGCGTACGTCGCGTCGAACCCGAAGCTCGGCCCCGATCCGACCGACGACGTGGCGCCCGATCCGGGCGTCGCCACGCCGAGCTCGATCCGCCAGTGGATCTACGAGCAGGAGAAGGCGCTCGAGCCCGAGATGCTCTCGAACGTCGATGCGAACATGCCGAACCTCGTGGTGACGATCCCGGGGTCTCCGGCGGGCCGCGCGCGCGCCACGATCCCGCTCGACGTGGTCGAGGGGCTCTACCAGCTCGACACCACGATCAACCAGATCGGCTGACGCGCCGCGCGCGCGAGCCCGATCGACATCCACGCCGCCCCCTGAGCCGCACGAGGTCACGCCATGAGCGAAGCGCTGAAGTCCTACGAGTCCGGTGGCGAGCTGTACTTCCAGGGCCGCCTCCTCGCGGAGATCAGCAAGGTCACCATCACCGACATGAGCCAGAACACCGAGGTGAACACCACGGTGCACGGCCTGGCGGGGATGGCGGCCGGCCCGCTCAAGGCCGAGCTCTCGTGGGACTCGGCGATGCCGAAGGCCGGCATGGAGGCCGACTACTACCGCGCGCTCAAGCTCCGGCTGAACTGCACGGTGCGCGTGAAGGCCGCGGGCGTGACGGAGACGTACACGGTGCGGCTCGACTCGCGTGATCGGTCGTTCGACGTGAGCGGCGCGGCGTCGGTCACCGTGAAGGCGACCGGCAAGCAGCTCGGCGCGACGTTCTGACCGTGCCGGGGCTCGACCTCGGCGCGTTCCTCGAGCGAGCCCGCGCACGACAGGGCGAGACGAGGCAGGCTCAGGCGGCGCGCTCCATCGACGACGTGGTGCGCGGCACGCGATGCGTGGCCATCGCGCGCGTCGGTGATGTGGCGCTGCCCGTTCGAGCCATCTCGGACGCCGAGGTCACCGAGCTCGAGCACGAGGCGCGCGACACGCTGTCGCTCGACGGCATCGAGGCGAGCCCGCAGCAACGAGCGACGCGCCTCGAGCGCCTGATGCTCGCGCGGTGCGTGCTCGACCCGGAGGCCTTCGCCGACGGCGCACGTCGGCCGCTCTACCGGCTCTCGGAGCTGGGCCAGCTACCCGAGGACGTGCTCCTGGCGCTCCTCGCCGCGCTCGACGAGGCGACACTGCGCGCCTACCCGCAGCTCGACGATGGCGAGGTCAAGCGTTTGTACGCCGATCTCCGCGAGCGGGCGGACAAGCGTGGCGACGACCGTCTGCGCGCACGTCGCGCCAGCGCCGCGGAGTTCTTCGGCGTGCCGTTCGAGCAGGTGACGCACTGGCAGGCGTACTACCTCGCCGCGCTGGGGTGAGAGAGGCCGACGATGACGACCGAGACGACGAGCAGCCCGAAGGCGAGCATCGACGCGGCCATCAAGGCGCGCCGTGCGCCCGCGAGCTACCCGTTCCCCGGCATCGACAGCGCGACGGTGCTCGTGCGGCTCCTGAGCGACCGCGAGATCGACCTCGCGCGCATCGAGGCGCAGCGGTACGCGACGCGGAGCAAGGCCGACCTGACGCTCGACCCCGAGTTCCTCGAGCGCGAGGTGCAGCGGCAGATCGTCTGGCGCGCGCTGCTCGACCCCGAGGCGCGCGAGGGCGGCCACGTCCCGCTGTTCCCGTCCGACGCGGACCTGCGCGAGCTCCCAGCGGCGGTGATCGAGGCGCTGTTCCGGCTCTACCTCGAGCACCAGGACCGCACGTGCCCGATGCAGCGCATCGAGGCGGACAAGATCCCCGAGCTGACGGCGGCCATCATCGCGAACGGGTCGCTCGCGCTCTCGCAGCTCGAGCACGGCACGTTGGTGCGGCTCGCGTTCTCGCTCGCCCAGCAGCTCGCCCCGAAGCGGGAGTGATCCATGCCCGAGCGCCTTCTTCGCATCCGCATCCGCACGGTCGGCCAGGACACCGTGCAGCGCGCGGTGCGGGGGATCACGCAGGGCGCACGGCAGGCGGCGCGCGAGCAGATGCAGGCCGAGCGACAGGTGGCGCGCGAGGCGCAGGCCTCGGCGCGGGCTCGTGAGCGTGCGGCCACGCTCGCGGCGCGGCAGCAGATCAGGGCGGCCAGCGAAGCGGCTCGGGCGACCGCGCAGGCAGACCGCACGGCCGCCCGCGATAGCGCGCGCGAGGCCCAGCAGCTCACGCAGATGCGGATGCGCCTCTGGCGTCAGGAGACGCAGGCGCAGGCGCGCGCGCAGCGAGACCAGCAGCGAGCGGCCGAGCAGGCGCAGCGACGCCGCGCGCGTGTGATCGGCGCCATCGGCGGCGCGGTGATCGGCGGTGGCCAGGCGCTCCTCGGGCGCGTGCAGGGCTACCAGAGCGCGCTCGGACTGCCGACGCGCGACGCGCTCGTGACGAGCTACCTCGACCGCCAGCGCTCCGCGATCCGGCTCGGGCACCAGGCGGGCCTCTCGAGCTCCGACATCCTCGAGCGCGTGAACGGCACGGCGATGCGCACCGGCGTCTCGCAGGACGCGCTCCTGCAGGGCTTGCAGTACGCGCAGACCACGCTCGCCTCGCCCGACTTCAACGCGCTCGACGTGTTCTCGCGTCACCTCGAGGAGATCGCCGACGCTTCGTACGCGACCGGCGCACCCGTCGAGGATCTGATCGGCGCGCTCGGCCAGATGCGCAACCAGTTCGGCATCACCGAGAACGACTTCGCCGACATGATCGGCGCGATGGTCACGATGGCCAACGAGGGCTCGATCGAGGTCGGCGACCTCGCGTCGAACTTCACGACCGAGATGGGCCAGTTCCGCAACCTGCGCGCAGGCGTGAGCGGTGTGCAGGCGGCGCGCGAGTTCGCCGGCACCGCCGAGATCATCGGCCAGGCGCTCCCGAACCGTCCCGAGGAGGCGGCGACGCAGTTCCGCGCGGTGATGTCGTCGCTCTCGCGCTCGCGGGTGCAGACCGGCATCGAGGGCGAGCTGCGGCGCGGCGGCCTCTCGCGCGAGCAGGCGGACGTGTTCGACCGGAACGGGCGCATGACCGTCTCGATGCCCGAGCTGATCTCGCGGATGCGTCAGGGGCACCTCGACACCCCCGCGGCGCTCGAGCGCGCCGGCATCCACAACGTGCGCGCGATCCCGGGCTTCCAGACCCTCATGCACAGCATGGAGGGCGGATCGACGCAGTATCAGGACATCATCAACAGCAGCTCGGAGACCGGGCAGGCGATGATCCGCGACACGAACGCGGAACTGCGCGCCAGCGACGCCGGCCGCGTGGATCGTGAGCGGGCGCGCGCCGAGTCGAACTTCTCGGAGCACGGCGCAGCGGTCGTCGATCAGATGATGTCGATGGCGACGGCGCTGACCGAGCTCGAGACGCGGTTTCCCACCGTGACCGAGCGCATGGGCATGTTCGGCGACGTGGTCGCCGGCAGCGGCGTGGGCGGCATCATCGGCGGCGCCATCGCCGGTGGCGGGATCATGCGCATGACCGCCTCGATCGGCCGCCTGCTCGGGATGGGCGGCGTCGCGGCAGAGGGCGCTGCGGCCACCGGAGCGGCAGGAACGGGCAGCGCGGCGGCCACGACGGGCGCTGCGGCGCTCGCGGTACCGGCGGCGGCTCTCGGCGCAGCGGGCGCGGTGACGCTCTACGCGTCGTCGGCGGGCGACACCGTGGCGCACTCGGCCGAGCACGACCGGGCGCGCGCTGGGCTCGACGAGGGCGCGCGCCGCGAGCTGCTCGCGCAGTCGGCGGCCTTGCCGTCGGCGCAGAGCGCCGATCTGCGTCGGGAGGTGATCGCGCGCAGTTCCCGCGGCGAGCTGCTTACGCGGGCCGACATTCAGGAGATGGCGCGGGCGATCGGCGGCGCGGTGGCGGGGGCGATCCCCACGAGCACCCCTTCGGCGCTCGGCTCCGCGCCGGAAGAGCGCCGCGTGGCGCGCGATCGGCGGTGAGCGATGGACGAGTACTCGATCGTCATCCCACGGCGACAGGGGCGGGCGGTCCAGCGCATCACGGTGCGCATGCGCTCGTTCGACGCGATACGGTTGCGGTGGTGGTCGGAGTCGGTCGGCCTCGTGCAGTGCTGAGGTGAGCGATGGGCTTCTTCGACGAGAGCATGCCGACGTGCCAGCTCGGCGGGCTCGAC